TTTACAGCTTCAAGTTCAGAATAAGAAGGTACAGCCATAATTATTGAAAAAAATTAAAAAAAAAAAAGGAGCCCCCGAAGGAGCTCCCGAAAAGAAAAATATAAACCCTATCAGGGGGCAGGGTTTGCAATGTTTGCAGGATACGAAGTACCGAAGGGGCTGTCAGCAGCAGCGCCAGCGTACAGTTCCACACAAGCAGCGGGGTTCAGGAAGTCAGCGCCCATGGCGAGACGACCCAGGATCACGTCACCTTGGTAGATAACGGACACGTCACCGCTGGTGACCTGAACCTGAGGAGAAATAGCTTCCACACAACCAGCAGCTTCACGCTGGAAGATCAGGCCGCAGGAAGAGTTGAAGGAGGTTTCACCACCGTAGTTGTTGTTGATACCGGTGTCGCTGTTAGCAGCCGGTTCGAACTCGGTGTCGCTACCAACAAAATCGCCAGTGTTACCGGGGCTGGCAGGACCACCAGACACGCCGTACTTAACACCATAGTTGCCCAGGAACGGAATGTTCATGGACTTGTAGATCTTGATACCGGCGATTTCAATGATGCCATTGCCAGACTGCAGCGCATCACCACGAACGTCGCGGTTGATCAGACCATTGGTCTCGATGTTTTGGATCAGAGCATAGTACTGACGGGGGTTCAGAACACCCACGCGACCGTCTTGGCTGACGCCCTTTTCGTCCAGTGCAGCAGCTGCATTGTAGAAAGCGGTAACCAGAGAGGCGGCGTCGAAAGCCAGATCAGCGGTTGCACCCACTTCAATTTGAGTACCACCGGGCTCAGCGTAGTTAGCTTGGCTAATAGGAGAAGCCTGACGTGCACCTTTAGCGATAGCACGGAAGATAAGGCGGTCGTACTTCTCAGCCAGAGCATAACCGATCTTACGAGAGATCTCGCTACGCAGGTCGTAATGAGAAAGAACCTCATCCAATTCGTAGACGAAAGCGGAGCTGATCAGCAGGTCATCACAAGTGATGGTCTTCTCAGCCACCGGAGGTGCACCATTGGTATCACCCAGGATGCTGTTACCAGGCGTGTGATATTCTGCCTTGGTGCGACCGGTGTAGATAAACTGCACCGACTTGCCACCCTGGAGGGTACGACGCATCACCAGGTCACGAGCAATCGTGTTGTTTTGGAAACCCTTAAACATCTCGCCAGAGAACATTTTAAGGTAAAGGGCGCGGCGTTCGTCAGTAGTAGTCGCCGCTCCATTAAGAGCACCAGGCGCAGTAAGTTGCGCCGGGTTTACATTAGATTGAAAAGGCATTGTTTTAAAGAGAGTTGTGTTTATCAGACTCTCTGAACGTTCAGAGTTATTAAGTTTTTATTGTGGTCTATCCCACCGTCTAGACGGCGAAGGGTGTCTCCGTAGAGGCCAACGCCAAGAGGAGCCAGGTCCGACTCTGAGGTGCCTGACTCCTGCTACTTAAAATTTAGTAGCGTGAGAAATGTAAGCAATGCCGCGATACTTCAGCTTGGCTGCCTTTTCAGCTGCCTTCTGCTCCCGAACACGGGCTTGAACTTCAACAGTAGTCATTGTAGTAAAGGAAGTACCTGACCCCCGTTCCATGATCAGGTGACATGCGTCCCACAAGCGGGATGAACGGACGGCATTGCATGTTAGCCCACAGTAGGGGCAGTAAGGGCTACCGGAGTTGCTTCAACAGAAGCAAGGTCCAGAGGGAAGTTGTGAGCGTTTCGCTCGTGCATGACTTCAAATCCCAAGTTCGCTTGGTTAAGGATGTCGGCCCAAGTACGAACAACACGTCCCTGACTATCAAGAAGGGACTGGTTAAAATTAAAGCCGTTAAGATTAAAAGCCATCGTGCTGACGCCAAGAGCAGCGAACCAGATACCAACAACAGGCCAAGCAGCCAGAAAAAAGTGCAAACTGCGAGAGTTGTTAAAACTTGCATATTGGAAAATCAAACGTCCGAAGTAGCCATGGGCTGCAACGATGTTGTATGTCTCTTCCTCTTGACCAAACTTGTAACCATAGTTCTGGGATACGTCTTCCGTAGTCTCCCGAACAAGCGAGGAGGTGACGAGACTTCCGTGCATAGCACTAAAAAGACTGCCGCCAAATACCCCAGCAACCCCAAGCATATGGAAAGGGTGCATAAGGATATTGTGTTCGGCTTGGAAGACAAGCATGTAGTTAAACGTACCACTGATACCAAGGGGCATAGCGTCAGAGAAAGAACCCTGACCGAAGGGGTAGATGAGGAAGACAGCAGTAGCTGCTGCCACTGGAGCAGAGTAAGCTACAAAGATCCAGGGACGCATCCCTAGTCGATAGCTAAGTTCCCACTCGCGTCCCATGTAAGCATAGATGCCAATGAGGAAGTGGAATACGGTGAGTTGGAATGGACCCCCGTTGTACAGCCATTCATCAAGTGAATTAGCTTCCCAAATTGGGTAGAAGTGTAGTCCGATGGCATTGCTGCTCGGAACGACGGCTCCCGAAATGATGTTGTTTCCATACAACAGGGAGCCTGCGACAGGTTCGCGGATTCCATCAATGTCAACAGGTGGTGCTGCCACGAAGGCAATAATAAAGCAAAGGGCGGCGGCTAGTAGACACGGAATCATCAATGTCCCAAACCAGCCTACATAAAGACGGTTGTTAGTAGAAGTTACCCAGTCACAAAACTGGTCCCAGGCATTCTTCTGCTGGATAGCAATTGAAGCAGTCATTTAAGTTTGTCTAGGAAAGAATAAGCATATCTCTCCCTATTACCTTTGATCCCCCAGCCCAGCCAATAGTAGGCTGAGTTCATGTAATAGGGGAGCTGTTGGTAAGGAGTCTGGAAGTGATCAAGCTCAGAACGAAACTGTAGCTCATTGATCATGTAACGGGTCTGCCCCACCAGACTACTGGGATCACACCCGTATCGTTTGCAGAACTTACCCAGTCCGTCATAGCGTTTCTGGGTAGTCCACTGGATTAAACCGTAACCCCCACGAAGGCAGTGATCGTAAGGAACGATAGCACCGCCCTCGCAGACGTTAGGTCGGAAATTACTTTCCTGTTGAATGTTACCCATGATCACCGCCAGGGCAACTTTATCTTTGATGTCTGCTTTAACTTGCAGTTGTTCTAGGACGTACTGTTGCGCCGGGGTGCATTGAGGACATTCAATCATAATAATCAGAAGCGATACTTCAGACCGGCTTTGGTGCCGTAGCTGTTCACATCATCAAAGGCAGCCGAGATCTCACCGTACACGGAAAGCTTCTCAGTCACACCAAAATCACCACCGACTTTACCAGTCAGAATGGTTTCAGATTCACCACCATCAGGGGAGACGAGCGAAGGACCACCTTGGATATACCAGGAAGCAGCGCCTTCAGAACCGTCAACACCCACGTGGAAGTCAGTGGAAGTACCGGTGTAATCAGAACCGGTGAACCCAGAGTTCGCTTCAACGTTAACATAAGGAGCAGCGAAAGCAGGTGCAGCCATCAGAGCGACGGCGGGGAGGATAGCAAGAGTTTTCATGTGATTAGTTAGTTACTTTTTCTTAGCGGTTTTAGCGGAGCGTTTGAAGTTAGCAGCCGTGGGTGCTCCTTTGGACCCAGGCTTTCTCATTTTTTCACCACTGCCTTGCTTGATACGCAAGCGTTTGGCGTGGATGTTTGCGTAAAGACCTTTCTTAGCCATTACTTTTTGCCCCCCTTTTTAGGGGGACGACCTTTCTTTGAACCGTAGGTTCCTTTACCTTGAGGCATTACCAGATACCGGGGATAATTTGTCCAGTGAAAGCATAAGAAATAAACGCTGCCATAATACCCATCATGGCAAAGCGGCCATTCAGTTTTTCAGCGCGTTCGTTGTGGGGAACACCGTAGGGATGATCAGTCATAATGAGGGGTGGCTCTTTAGCCCAGATGTTTGTGTCGTTCATTAAAAAGAAACGTTGTTAGAGGCGGCAAGTTTGTTCATCACGTCTTGCCGGTAGGCAGGGTCAGAATCATAACGAGGGTCTGACATAGCCCGTACAAGTTCAGCTTGACTACGGAAAGTATTCTCAGTTTGAGACGGGGCTTTACCTTGTACCATTTTGCCTTCAGTGCCTACCGCATCTTGATAGCGATAAGCCATGGCTTGGATAGCAAAGAAGGCAGCCCGAGGGTCGCCGCTATCCATAACTGCATCGAACATTTCAATGTCACCTTCAGAAACATTCTGACTTGCCCATTGAATCATGTTCTGATAATTCTCTTCACCACCAACAATGTTCTTAAGACCGGTGACATCAGCTTCTGTCATCACCTGTTGTTGTTGTTGTTGTGGTTGGTTAGAGTTGTTACTACGATACTCAAGGTAAAGGTTAGCCAGGTCTTCCTTACTCATTGACTCAAGCTGCTTACGAGTATCATCAGAGAAAGACTCTGCTTGAGATTCGTTCCACAGTTGATCAAGGAAGTTAACTGACTCAGCCTCTTCAGCCTCGGCTTCAGGTTCTGCAGCCTCCGGCTCAGCTTCTTTGTCTTGAGAGCCTAGTTTCTTTTGCAGTTCAATATATGCATTTTCCAGATCTTTAGCCGACTTATACTTACCAGCAAGCAGTTGATTCTGCTGGTCTTCCATCTGTTGACCGATAGACAGAGAATCTTGTTCGTCAGCTGTCAGATTTTGTACATCAGTTTCTCCCGTAGATTCGGGAATCATGGACATTACTTCTGCCATATTTAAGCGGTGGGTTCAGTTGGTGGTTGAGGGGGTTGAATGACGTCAGGGTTTTTAGAAGGATCAAAGACAGGTGCACTCATCATCTGAGGAAGGTTCTTCATCTGTTGCATCTGCATCTGCTGCTCCATCTGTGCAGCTTGATCTTGCTTGACGTCATCCATAGAGCGGACAAGGTTCAGCACATCAATGCCTTGAGCGGCTGCAAGACGTTTGATAACTTCATCGCTATTGATAAATTGGTTAATAGCTTCAGGTCCCATTGTCTGCGCAATGATCGTAAGGAATTGACCAAGGCTTTCCCGATCCTGTCCACGCCCAATAGCGTTGATACCTGCAACAATAGCAGGCTTGACAAGCTTTTTAGGAAGACGAGGGATCTCTCCATAACGCTGCGCTTCGCTGAGCTTACGGTTGAGATAAGGAACAAGGAAGTCAACAGTCAGCAGACTAAACAATCCACCGAGCTGCTGCTCAAGTTCCATCTGTGTCATACGTACTTCTTCAGCAGTAGTGCGCTCACTGTTCCTCACGTTCATAATAAGGAACGCCTCACTGATACGACGCTCAAGAGTTTGAGTCATCTCAAAGGCAGTACGGAAGTCAGCGGTCTTACCAACTTGGATAACACCGATGTCATCGGGGCGGCCTTGAATGATCGCTCCGTTGCCTGCCTTCGCCAGGGCGGCGGGTTTAGTAGTACTTGAGGGTGATACAGTGAACACGACTTTAGCAGCCGCTGCAGAGCCTTCTACGAGTGCCTGAGTGAGCCCTTCAAGTGACTTCAAATCACCGATGAACTGACCCACACGTCCACGTCCATAGCTCTCACCGTCAACACTGTTGAACCGAAGAGCAATCCAAGGATTAGTTTCTACAGGCGCTTTACCGTTAGACCCCTCAAGAACATGGTCGTAAGCCTCTTGATACCAAACGAAACGGTTGTTGTCCCGCTTGACATGTGTGTAAACATCACAGTCGTCCCCAATAGCATCATCTTCAGTCAACGCCTTGTTAGTAAGGTAGTCCTTTGGCAGTTGATCTTGAATAAGTTTTTTGGAGATCTTTTCTTTTGTGACTATTTCAATCACGTTGCCGTTGCCGTCTCGATCTACGACGAAGCGGTTCAAGGGATACATCTTCATACCCTTACGACCCATGAACAGAAGAGCGTTACCGCCAACAACCAGATGCAGTAGTGCTTGGTGCAATACAACACGGTCGTCAGAAGCAGCAATAGATTCTAGGATTGTCCGCTCAACCTTTGCAAACGAAAGGTCCAGCTCAGTCTTAGCTTCTTTAGGGATCTCTTCACCCAGCTCACTTTCATCAAGCTGTAGTTTAAAGAACGAAGTCTGCACAGGAAGCAGTGCCATCATTAGCTTAGAAGCCAACGTGACCACACCTTTAGCCCCTACACTTTGGTAGGGAGTAAGAAGGCGGCGCATACCTGAGTAGTTTTCTTCGTGTCCACGGATCAAATAGGGGAGTGTAAGTTCAGACGCTTGTTTTGCTTCGTCTAGAAACTGGGCACGATCACTGGATAAATAGTCATACCTTGTGCGTGCAGTCATTTATTTATTAAGTAGAGATTGGATACGCAAACCTTTTTGACCAAAGTATTGTCCCAAGCCAGACTGCAGTTTAATTTGATATGGAGTCTGATATTTCTGTTGGAACTGAGCTGGCTTTAAGGTTTCTACAAACGATTTAGCAGAAGTAGATAGAGTTGGATTATCGATTTTGTCTTGAAGAACTTTAAGTTGATTAGTCAGCTCTTCAATGGTAGGACCTTCAACAGGTTTGACTTGCCCTAGCTTATTACCTTCATCATCGGTAAGACCTGAAACGTCCATCAATTTAGGT